TGCTTCTGTAATTGAGTCGCCCATAAAGACTACTTCTGGCCATATTGAAATTTGTAAAATTATTTTGTTCTCTTCGCGATACTTGCTTAAAGTTGCCCAGTCCTGCTCCATTTTTCTCTTAGAATTTCTAATGATGATTGAAAGAAAAGTAAATAAAAATAGAAGCTAAAACTTCTACTGAATTTTTCAAAGTAAATTCTTAATATGAAATTGACTGATATAGAAGCAGCTACGAAAAAAGAAGAAAAAGTTTAGAAATTAGTTGTTGAAAATTAAAAAAGCTTGTTATATTTGCACCCGCAATCAGCAAATAGCTGATGAGACACTCAGGAGAAATGGCAGAGCGGTCGAATGCGGCAGTCTTGAAAACTGTTGAGGGTCACACCTCCGGGGGTTCGAATCCCTCTTTCTCCGCTGAGAATTGACTAAATTCTACTAAAAGCCCGTAAACACTATGTTTACGGGCTTTTTTAATTTTCCTTAATATCAAATAATATCATCATATATCAATAAAATAGAGCTTAATTCGGTGCTGTTTTTTGTACGGAAAAAGCAGCACCGAATCATCTGTAACAGCTTTAAAATTAGTGTGTTATAAAGGAGGTAATTATTTTTTTTATTTATCTTTAGAAAGAATAAAAAGCAGCATCTATGTTTGAAACCTACTCAACATTATTTTATCCAAAGAACAGCAATAAGGATAAATCAGGAAAAGTCCCTATTTACTTGAGGATTACAGTAAATGGTAAGCGTAGCGAGATAAGTATTAGGAGAAAGATAAGACCTGAAAATTGGAACACAGATACAGGTTCACTCCGTGGCAAAAGTGTAGAGTCTGGAAATTTTAATAGATATCTGAATGATATTAGGAGCAGAGTAGATAAGATATTTGAGCAATTAACAAAGGAAGATGTTCATTTTACAGCACAAACGATTCGAAATATTTATTCTGGGAAAGATCAGAAAAAGAAAATGTTACTCGATATTTTCCAAAATCATAATGATCAGGTGGAACGCCTAGTAGGAAAAGATTTTGCTGCGGGAACGGCTGAACGCTATCGAACCGCTAAAAAGCACGTTTCTGAGTATATAGCAAAAGAATATAAAGTAAAGGACATTCCGGTACAGGATGTAGATCATCAATTCATTACTGGTTTCGAATACTACTTAAAAACCGAAAGAAATTGTGGTCACAATACGGCAGTAAAATACATCACCAATTTTAAAAAAATTATTAGGATTGCTTATGCGAATAATTGGATCCAGAATGATCCATTTCTTCACTGGAAGGCTAAACTGAAAATTGTAGACCGTGAATTCCTCACAGAAGGCGAAATTCAGAAACTTATGGAGAAAGACTTTCATACAGATAGGCTAGAACTCGTAAGAGATATATTTATTTTTTCATGTTTTACTGGTTTAGCGTACGCAGATGTTAAGAAGCTTACAGTTCAAAATATTGTTATTGGTATTGATGGGCACAAATGGATTAAAATTAATCGCTCTAAAACTGATTCACGAAGTAACATTCCGTTGCTACCAACTGCAATAGAGATCATCAAAAAATATTCTTTTGATTTGGTGGCGTCGAGCAAGGAGCATTTACTGCCCATCTTGACAAACCAGAAAATGAATGCTTATCTGAAAGAAATAGCAGATTTATGTGAAATTGATAAAAACCTAACCTTCCATCTCGCTCGACACACCTTCGCTACTACTGTAACACTTTTAAATGGAGTTCCAATTGAATCTGTTAGCAAGATGCTAGGACACAAAAATTTAAAAACAACGCAGCACTATGCGAAAATTCTAGATCAGAAAGTAAGCGAAGATATGCTTGCGCTAAGAACCAGATTGAAACAGGTGTAAGTTGAAACTTCCTTTTTATGTAATAAATATCGATAATAACTAAATAACCAGATGTTTTAGATTTAAAAATTGAATTAACCACAGAATATCTACCTCAGTTCAGATTTCATCGTGAAATTTGTGACAATTAAGGATGTTTACATAGCCAGAAAGTACACGAGCTGATAGCTAAATTTTAATAGTGATTAGTTCATTGAGTCTTGTACTAGACCTTTTCGATAACTTTTCTTGCTTAATCTTCCACGTACGGCCTAGATCCTGACCCCCGAATTTCACCCTACCGTTCTCTCGGAAGTTTAACTGATCTACTACTTTCATTAACTGCTCATGCTTCGGGTTTTCTTCTGAAAATAGCTTGAACTGTTTTTGGCTGGCAGGAGTAAGTTTAGATACAATAATACCCGCTTTTTTATATTGATACCCTTCCTTGAAAATTATTGATAATCCAGTAAGTGCAGTTTGCACTAGTGTAATGCTTGAATTATTTAGATAAGGGGTGTAGACAGATATGCTTGCTCGATACTGCTTTAAATCACTCCTAAATTGATTTGTAAGTATAAAGACTTGAAGCAGGCTACAATTACTCTCTTGCCTTCTGAGTTTTTCCCTAATCTTCACCGCATAGGTAGATACCCTTTCTTTAAGTTCATTGTAATCAGTATACATATTTTCAAATGCCCGCGTAACTGCGATGTTCTTTTTCTTTGGAGTTGCTTCTAATGATAGGGTAGTAAGTCCAGAAAGCCCATCGACTCGCCCGAAGAACGTGGTATCTCTATCTTTAATAATTTTAAAATTCTGAACCGTCTAGGTGGTTAATGACAGTGAATGAAATCAATAATAGAATATATGTATGAAAAAATAAATTTTGGTAATCGATAAAAGAGGTACTTAAATATGGACGATTTTAGCTTTACTTCTTATTAAAACTATTATTTCACTTTCAATTCGTAATTTTTGATGTGTAAAACTGTGTTGATAACTTAGAGCCTTTTTGAAAGTTCAATGTATCTTTCTTTATAAGTTTACAACAATTAGTTAATTCGATGTTCAAGGGGAATCATGTGAAATTCATGAACTGTTGCGCAACTGTAAATAATCCTGATTCTGGATTATAAGTCAGACTACCTTTTCGAATTAATGACTTTTACTTTCGCATAAAAAGTAATGGTCCTGGATTATTTCGTGGTCTTACTCGATACTTTCCTCTCCATTCCATTTTATGCTTTTGTTTAATAATAATACATAAGCATTATGAGTATTTTTAGCAAGAGGCTGAACTACAAGCCGTTTGAATATCCTAAAATTTTAGAATTTACAGATGCTATCAACAAATCCTTCTGGGTACATTCAGAAGTAGATTTCACTGCCGATGTCCAGGATTTTCATACCTATCTCTTCGCTAGCGAAAAAGATGTGGTGAAAAAAAGTTTACTGGCGATAGCTCAAATCGAGATTGCTGTAAAATCCTTCTGGGGCGATCTTTATAAACACCTGCCAAAACCAGAATTTAACGGACTAGGAAGTACATTCGCTGAATGTGAATTTAGACATTCACAGGCCTATTCTCAACTCTTAGAAGTTTTAGGCTATAATAACGAGTTTGCGAAAGTAGTGGAGGTCCCGGCAATTAAAAACAGGATCAAATATTTATCTGAAGCCCTTGAACATAGTAAGGCAGATGATCCCAGGGACTATGTCTCATCTTTAATTTTGTTTTCAATTTTAATCGAAAATGTATCCCTATTTAGTCAGTTTGCAATCGTACTTTCTTTTAATCGCTTTAAGGGCGTGATGAAAAATATCAGTAACATTATCGCATGGACTTCAGTAGATGAACAAATTCACGCTAATGCGGGTGTCTATATTATCAATCAAATTCGTGAAGAATATCCAGATTATTTTGATGAAGAACTAAATAAGAAACTCATAGGAATCGTCAAAAAGTCTATTGAGGTTGAAGAAGAAATTCTTGATTGGATCTTCGAAACTGGAGAGTTGGAAAACATCAATAAAAAAAATCTGATGGACTTTATGAAATTCAGATTAGATGAAAGTTTACAGAGTATAGGTTTATCAAAAATTTACAACATTACGTCTGAGGAATACCAACCAATGCTATGGTTTGAAGAAGAGATTTTCGCCAATAGTCTGGATGATTTTTTTGCAAGACGCCCAGTGGAGTATACTAAACATGATAAAAGTATTACTGCGGCAGACCTTTTTTAGACACTATTCAACCTTAGGAGAAACTCGACAACACTATGACCACAACTGTGAAAACTCAACCATTGATTGACAATGAAGCTACTAAAGAAAGACTTTGGTGGCTTAATGATGAAAGTCAGCAAATATTAAACCGGGGCTACCTTTTAAAAGGAGAAACCGTTAAGTCTGCTATTGAGCGTATAGCCAACGCTTCAGCAAAAAGATTATATAAGCCAGAATTAGCGCAAGCCTTTATCGAAATGATTGAGCGTGGGTGGATGAGTTTAAGTTCTCCTATCTGGGCAAATATGGGAACTGAACGCGGCTTACCAATTTCATGTTTTAATGTCTATGTGCCAGATAATATTGAGGGCATAACCCATAAACTCGGAGAGGTCATCATGCAAACCAAAATAGGCGGAGGTACTTCCGGTTATTTTGGAGAACTAAGAGGAAGAGGAAGCGCGGTAACTGATAATGGTAAAAGTAGTGGTGCAACTAGTTTTATGAAACTATTTGATACAGCTATGGATACTATCTCTCAGGGTGGTGTACGCCGTGGGGCATTTGCAGCATATTTGGATATAGATCATCCAGATATAAAAGAGTTTTTAGAAATCAAAAATATCGGTAATCCCATTCAGAATTTATTCAACGGCGTTTGTGTGCCCGACTACTGGATGCAGGAAATGATAGACGGGGACATGGATAAACGTGAAATCTGGGCCAAAGTCTTAGAGAGTCGGCAGCAAAAAGGTCTTCCCTATATTCTCTTTAAGGATAATGTCAACCGTTTTAAGCCACAGGTTTATAAAGATAAGAACAGAACGATACATTCAAGTAACTTATGCTCCGAAATTGCATTACCATCTACGGAAGATGAATCATTTATTTGCTGTCTTTCTTCCATGAACCTAGAATTATACGATGAATGGAAGGATACGGAAGCTGTAAAACTTGCGGTCTATTTTCTGGATGGAGTTTTACAGGAATTTATCGCCAAAACTGAAGGGAATCACTATCTGGCTTCGGCAAACCGATTTGCTAAAAATCATCGTGCCCTCGGATTGGGAGCTATGGGATGGCATTCATATTTGCAAAAGAAAAGGATCCCGTTCGAAGGAATGCAGGCAAAGGGAATTACCCACAAAATCTTCGAGGATATTAGTGCTAAAGCAACCAAGGCAAGTAAGGAACTTGCCGTGATTTATGGAGAACCGGAAATTCTCAAAGGCTATGGATTGAGAAACACGACCTTAATGGCCATAGCACCAACGACCTCCTCTTCAGCAATACTTGGGCAAACATCCCCCGGTATTGAACCCTTTAGCAGTAATTACTATAAAGCTGGACTGGCAAAAGGAAACTTTATGCGTAAGAATAAATATCTAAAAGAATTGTTAGCTGAAAAAGGTCTTGATAATG